GGTTTCGTAGATCCAATTCCCGTTCCACGAAGAGATGCAAATGCAACTCTCTTGCTTGGATCGGAATAGTATGTGTATCCTGCTCCTGTCACTAGCCCGACAAACACGGGATCTCCGCGATAATAGGTGATCACAGGAGACCCATTGTCTCCTCTGACTACGGAGATAGTTCTGATTGTTTGCTCCATCTGATGCATCGTGGAGGATGGCATGTGCGAACATGCATCAGATCCCTTGAATAGAAGAGTCGGAAGAACAGATGGGTTGAATGTCGAACCGTTTAAGGGTGGGCAAAAAGAACCATGATGTCCTCTTGCTTCCTGTCCAATAGCGATTGCGTAAAAGATCGGATCGCTTGTGTGAATGTCTAGGAGTTCGATTGGACGAACTGTATTTGGCAATGCTGAAGCAAACTTGATGATCTTGATGTCATCAAAATATGACTTCAACTCATTGAACCTTGCTAAAGTTTCTGCGCTGCTGTTTTCGTTAACGAAGCCGATTGCATCCCACATCTGTTTGAATGTTGTTACGCTAGAGGAGATAGATGGCGTTATAAAGCCGCTTGCTCCTGCATAGAAACGAAGATTCTCATTATCGATGTCTGCCTCAGCCGATACGATAGCATGCTGTTGTGTGATCAGAACAGCAGAGACACCCTTGTCATTGTTGCTCAACATGCTGTAAGGAACTGGTCTCTTAAACCTGTTTCTCACATTAATCCATGTGTAATCAAGTTCTTCGTATGGCGTGTTTGCCATGAAGAACTCGTTAAACGGGGTGTTGATGTCCACTATGGTTCTAGGCTGATCTGAGTAGTTAAACAGATTGTGCAGAGCGGGATCAAAGCCCGATTCGTAGTATGACCCCTTTAGGTTCCCCTTACAATCAGTACCATCGATAAGATTTACGGCAGTTGCACCCTCGCAGATGCATTCGATTTCCTTTGTGAACCCCTTAAATGGGCCTGCGTAAAAACGCTTCGCCCCGCTGACTGCTCCGACAATGATCGATCCCTTGAGAGGGAATGCGTCTATTCCATTGTCTGCTGTAATATCTCTGTCCGTAACTGGTCTCAACCCTGAGTTGAATGTTGGTAGTGAAACGATGTCCATTTCTGTTTGATAGGGAAATGGCTCGTCTGGATTTACAACTAGGTTTTCTGTTTCGGGGTAGTAAAGAGTCTGTCTCCCTCTTTCGCCCGAGAAGATTCCAAAAACCGTTGAGCCTAAGTGAGAGTCGAACAGATAGTTAGATCCGCTGTTTCCATGATCGGGTGGGTAGAGAAGTTGCAGTTGCTCACCCCCAACGAAGGGCTTGACAAAATCACCCCCTGTGAAAATGTCATACCCCATCATGTTCCCCGCTGCAATAACGGTTGCCCTGCAATCGTTGCCGAAGATCATGTGATACCCCCCGAACTCCAGTTTGCGTTCTTTAGTTTGCCTATTTCGACCCGCGTGGGGGACTTGTTCTTCAGTTGCCTGACAGATGGCTTCTTTGCCTTATCTGCCTTCCCCGTTCTAAGAGACATCACATGGGTAGCGTCTCCACTACCGCTTGTAGGAACGGTACTCCACTCCTTGATGTCCCGAATCAGCGTGTCGTAGTGCTTAGGCATTTCATCATATTTAGCCTTGCAGCGACTCGCTGTAAATCTCCCGAATCAGGGTCTTTAGACGAACAGGATCCTGAACCCCCTGAATGGTGTCGATCTCGTCGCAGATCAAACTCAGGGTATCTTTGGACATGTCCACCACATCCGTCTTGTTGTTTATTTCCTTTTCGGTCTGATCTGTGATGCTGATCGAATGGGTCGGGGCATCATTCAGCCGATCCAACAGGTTGTCGAACATGATCGGACGAGTCTTGTTCTTGACCAAGATTCGAACGAATGTATTGCGATAGGGCTTGCAGTTCAGGATGTTGTAGTCTTCCTTGGTATCGTCATACTCCAACTGTTGGAAGATCTGAATGGGATTCTCAATGAACTCCATCTCGCCCGTGCGCGGATGGAAGATGCTAAACCCCTTGCGCTCGTTCAGATCGGCAAATGTCATCTGATACTGGGTGCCCAAGTAGTGGATGTTTGCCCTGCTGTGACGGCAATGAAAGTGACCGCTGTAGACTGCCTCATAACTCTTGAACAGGGCAGGATCCATGCCATCGTGATGTTCGACACCGCGAAGAACCTCGTAGCCGCTCACTTCAAAGTGTCCCATGAGTACGCGCACGGGCGCGGACGCGATGAACTTCAGGCACTCCTCTGAGTTGTCCTTGGTGATCCATGGCACCAATCCAATCTTTGTTTCGCCCAAGTCAAGGACTGTCGGCTGCTCATGGATGCGAATGTTCGGATAGTTTCGGAACAGTTCGATGACCGAGTTCAGTCGATTGGTGTTCTTGAAGAAGACATCATGGTTGCCCAAGGTAATGTCCATCTCAACGCCCATGTTCTTCAGCGGCTCCAAGAACCGCGTTCGAACCTGATGGAGTGTGTGGAAGTTCACGAACTTGCGGCGATCAAGAAAGTCGCCCAAGTGAATGATCCGCTTGATACCCCGATCTTCTAGTGTCGGGAAGAAAACCTTCTCCCAAAACTCCATGAAGTGTTCAAGGAAGATCGGACTGTCGTTTCGGGCACCAAAGTGAGTGTCGTTGATGATTGAAATCATAGATCTTCCATCACATCGTCTAGGGTATCCTTTGGCTCCTTAGACACCTTGCGCTTGCGCTTCTTCTTTTTCTTGGGCTTCAGGGATTCAGATGAAAGGCTATTGTCGGTGATGAATTCGGTATATGGGCTTTGATTTCCATCCTCAAACTTAGAATGCTGTTCTTCCATCCAGTTTCGAAAGCGACCTGTGGGATCGTTCTCTTCAAAGCACTTCATCTTGATGTAGAGTTGCTTCTTTTCCTTCTGAATGCGCCTGAGGAAGGCGTAGTAGATGATCTGTGTAAAGAACGCAAACGGATTGCGGGACTTATTCGGATCAAAGTTGGTTGCATACATGATGCAGTTCTCAACCGAATCCGATACCATCTCATCCTTGTAGGTGTAGTTCGCAAAGTTCGGCTTCTTCGCCAAGTTGTTTGCGATGTCGAGAAAGCATTGTCCGATGTAGTTGCTCACACCAGGTGGCTTTGTCCCTGCCTTCTTTGCCTTGGCAACAGCCTTCTTGTGTGTAACCAGTTCCTCTAGGAACCGTTCGTTATCAATGTAATGGTTTCCTGCTCTTTTCTTGGTCATTCTCTCTCCGTGTTGTTGGGAGAACTATAACACCGACTTGTGTTGGAGTAAAGAACATTGTCAGCAGAATCTTTACTCAGTTCGCGGAATCAAAGGCAATTTACTTGTTCCCGCTACTAGATACTCTTGAGGTTCAAGAGGACAATAGTACCTATAGAGTACTACTTAAGTAACCTCTTTAGAGAGTACATAGAGTACTTCTAGTACCCTAAAGTACCTAGCCGAGCCGAGGATCACCGCCCCAACCAGGGAACTCGTCGTGCCCCTCTTCAAACTCAGCATCATCCTCATCTTCATCACCATCAGATTCTTTCTCTAGGTCTTCGACAGTCTTGTTGTTACCGACCATGCCGTTCTCAATCATGTCGCTCATGATGTCAGACTGAATCTTTGCTTGGGTGTAATCGGCAACGATGTCCCTGTTGGGCTTCATGATGCACATGACCGCCTTCTTTGGAATGATGTAGTACACATCGTCGCTGAACTCCATCCAATCCCTCAGCATGACCGTGACTTCCTGCGGCATGTTTGGCTTTTGATTCGGGAGCGCAACAGCCACTAGTACCATTGGCTTCTCAAAGATGTAGGAATCGTTCCCTCCATTGGCGATCCCCGCAACGATCACTTCCCCCGACATCATTCTTATCAGTTTGATCGGGTAATACTGAGTCATTTGGATCCCTCCTTTGGTCTCTGTATCTTCATCTCAATCGGAAGTTTGACCAACTTGTATCGGAACTGTTCCGATTCGTAGATCTTCACGCGCTTCAGGAAGTGCTGTAGCGTGTAGTTCAAGTTGTCTCCATGGTGAAGATCGTCGGCAATGTCATACAACTTTGCGATGTGCTTTCCTTCACACTTGCGGAGTTGGCGACCGATGCTCTGAAGAATGCGGATGCGGCTCTTGGATGGGCTAGCGAAGATCACATTCTTCAGGCTTCGAATGTTGATTCCAGTTGAGAAGGTTCCATATGAGGCAACGATAATTGCATTCTCTTCCTTCTCAACGATGGATCGAATTCCCTCTCGCTGCTCAAGTTCAGTCTCTCCTGCAACAAAGAAGACCTTTCTGCCTTCAATCACAGTCGTTGCCGTCTTCTTGATCAACTCGTACAGAGGCTTTCCATGCTTCTCGACATAGTTGAACAGGACAAGTGTATTACCACGGGTAGCAGAAGCCAAGAAAGCGATGAACTCGTTTCTCTTCTCGCAATTGACCAACCACTCAATCTCGCTGTGATAGTCCAATCCACAGACACCCTTTCGGATCTCAGGTGGGTATCGGAGCATCAGGCATTCAATTCGCAGATTGGTCAGGAGGTTTCTCTCCATCAGTTCCTTGGTCGTGATGACGCGATGAACTGGGCCGAAGAGACCTTCGATAGCCAACTTGTGAATCTTGCTGCCGTCCAATGTTCCCGTGAGGGCAATTCGATACGGGCAGTCAATCAACTTGTTCATGATCGTGTTCAGGCTCTGAGCCTTGAACAGATGAGCCTCATCACCGATGACTACCTCAAAGTTATCGAACCATGCGCGAGGCAACTTGTAGATGCTCTGCCATGTGGAGATAACGATTTGCTTGTCAGTCAACTTAGCCTCGCCGCCTACGATTCGGTGGCAGTTCTTGTCGGCGTTCCAGTTCGTGGTTCCTGAGTAGTCCTTGAAGTCGGAATACAACTGAGCCACCAACGAGATGGTGGGAACGATGATCAGTATCTTCTTGTTTGGTGCGATGGCGTTTTGGTAATACCGCACCATGGAATAGATGGCAAGACTTTTTCCACTAGCCGTAGGAGAAAGCAGAACACACCGTGATTGATTAAGGGCATGGCAAACCGCATCGACTTGGTGGTCGTGAGGTTCCAACGGCTTTCCATCGGCGGTGGGATTCAGAGCCTTGATGAACTCCCGAACCTTGTCGCAATCGAATTTGATTTCAGGTTGGGCTACTGAAGAATCGACTCGTAACTCATAACCGCGATCCTTGGCAAAAGTGGCAAGGTAGTCCATGAGTCCCGAAGGAAGCAGACCCGAGTATGCGTTGAATAGGCGTATCTTGCCGTCCCATACTCGCCGCTTGTACGCGGGTGTGTACTTCGCACCAGGGACTTCGAATGTGAAGTAGTCTTGAAGTTCGTATGCAACGCCGTTCTCCGCAATGACACGAAGATAGGCGGTATTCATGCTACGAACTTCAATCACGCTCATTCAAGGTATTTAGGTCACCCCGCTCATGAACTTACGCCACTCAATCGCGTTGCGGATCACCCATTGGCGGTTGTTGATGCCCTTGATGATGCTGTCCAAGTACTCAACCTTCGCCTTTTGTAGATCAATCTTGGATCGGATCTTGACCAAGTCTTCGTCGGCATCCATGTAGGTATCCATGTCTTGACGAAGGATGCGGTGACCGAACGGCTCCCATCCGAGTTGATCAAGTTCCTGTTGCGACAACTTGCCGTTGTAGTACTCCCACTTCTTCTTTCGAAGTAGGTTGTAGTCCGCATCCAACTTCCGAAGTACAAGACATTCATCGTGATAGATGTTCAAGTACTTACCGTGCAATTGGGGAATGCGAATCGACTCATC